AGAAGTTACAAGGGGGTTCTAGTATAAAATTTGAGCCTGGTATTTTTGGAATATCTGAACCAGGGTATAACAATAGAATTAATTTTTTTGGTGGAACCGATGCTGAGGATTTTTTAGACACAATGCGCAGGGCCTACAAAACCGAAAATGAAGCAATTATTAACAGAAATGCACTCAAGTACAAAAAAGATCCATATGCGACCGACACCTCAACCAAATCTTACATTTTGCCAACCAGAAGTTTGGTTAACGAAGCAGCACAAACATCAGAAGCTAAGAGATTTACGGTAGATCCTATGGAAATAGCAAGGCGCGAAGGTATGCCAAGAACGGGATACCTGCAAGGCTACTATAATAATATCGGCAAAGAGCTTGAAAAAATAACCAGAGAGCTTGACCTGCCTACAGGATCAACTTACAAAGTTGGTAGTGAATACGTTTTAGATCTAGAGGCTGTACGTAAAGCCCTAGAAGAAGGTAAAAGAATATCTGCTTTCAAAGATGGTGGCTTTGCTTCTCGTTCTATTGCTAGTGCTTTAAATAATTTATGAGTTTACAAAACTTAACAGACGCCGAATTAAAAGAGGCGCTGCTACTAAGAGAACGTTTGGAATCTCTTAAGAAACAAGACAAATGTCAGGAATCCTTTATGGATTTTATTTCTCACATGTGGCCTGAATTTATTTGTGGCCGTCACCATAAAATATTTGCTGAAAAACTAGAGGCTATAGCGACTGGCAAGATCAACCGTCTAATAGTCAACATGCCCCCTCGTCATACCAAATCGGAATTTGCTTCAACTTACTTTCCTGCTTGGGTGATGGGCAGGTTTCCTAATAAAAAAATTATGCAGACAACCCATACAGGAGAGCTAGCAGTTAGGTTTGGTCGTAAGGTCAGAAACCTTATGGATGGTGAAGACTACGGTAAAGTTTTTCCAGGCGTAAAACTATCAGCGGATTCTAAGTCTGCTGGTCGTTGGGAAACCAACAAGGGTGGCGAATACTTCGCTGCTGGTGTGGGTGGTGCTATTACAGGTCGTGGTGCTGATTTATTAATTATTGATGATCCACACTCAGAGCAAGATGCTTTGAGTATGACGCAAATGGAAGCCTGTTGGGAATGGTACACTTCTGGTCCTCGTCAGCGTTTACAACCAAAAGGTGCAATAGTTTTAGTCATGACTAGATGGAGCAACGTAGATCTTACGGCTCGTTTACTAGATGCACAAAAAGAAGCCTTGGCCGATCAATGGGAAGTGATAGAGTTTCCTGCAATATTTCCTGAAACTGAAAATCCTTTGTGGCCAGAGTTTTGGTCAATAGATGAATTACTCAAAGTTAAAGCTTCACTACCAAACATAAAATGGAATGCTCAATGGATGCAGACACCAACCGCTGAAGAAGGTTCAATTATTAAGCGTGAATGGTGGCAAGAATGGACACATGATAGCCTGCCTGCGGTACAATATATTATCCAATCATATGATACCGCTTTCAGCAAAAAACAAACTGCTGACTTTAGCGCTATTAGTACTTGGGGTGTTTTTAGACCCTCAGAAGACTCGCCTGATTCGATTATTCTTTTGGATTGTCAAAAGGGCAGGTGGGATTTTCCAGATTTAAAAAAAGTCGCTCACGACGAATATAAATATTGGGAGCCAGATATGGTATTAATTGAAGCTAAAGCATCAGGCACACCACTTACGCACGAGCTTAGAAGGCTTGGGATTCCTGTTGTCAATTACTCACCATCACGTGGTCATGACAAACATGCGCGTATGCACTCAGTTGCACCTATATTTGAATCAGGGTTGGTCTGGGCACCTAAGAAACAATTTGCTGAAGATATGATTGAAGAGTGTGCGTCCTTCCCATTTAGTGCGCACGATGATTTGTGTGATACAATGACTCAGGCTCTTATGCGATTTCGTGAGGGTGGTTTAGTTTCCTTGGGTGATGACTATATGGAAGAAGAAAAAACCCCTCTGAAAAGAGTGTATTACTAACATGATTCAGTTCTATATGACAGAATATGAAAAGGATGGCAAAGTATATGACGGTCCTATTATAATGGCACCTAATTTAGAAGTTGCTAATCAACAGGCAAAAGACTTAAAATTAAAGCTAGTTGGTGAAATGTTTCCTTTGATGGATCTAATAGAAAAAGCCGACGAAACAGTACATTAAAATGGCAATAGAAAGACAAGACCCTCTACCACAAGATCAAACAAAATTAAAAATTGTTGATGAACAAGAAGATGCTTTAGTTGAATTATTAGGCGGAGCAACGGAAGATGGCTTTGAAATACAAGAAGATGGTAGCGCTGTATTAGGCGGTGAAGAAGACATGCCAATACCAGTTGGTTTTGATGGTAACTTAGCAGAGTCTTTGGATGAATCGGAATTGCAAAGAATATGCAATCAGCTTTTAGAAGGTATTGAAAACGACAAGTCATCTAGAAAAGATTGGGAAAAAACATATACCGACGGTTTGAAATACCTTGGTATGAAGTTTGATGAGGATAGATCTGAGCCATTTGAAGGTGCATCAGGTGTTATTCATCCCTTGCTAGGAGAAGCCGTTACTTCATTCCAAGCACAAGCATACAAAGAACTTTTACCATCTGGCGGCCCAGTCAAAACACAAGTAATAGGTGATTACAATTCAGCTATAGAAGAACAAGCACAAAGAGTTAAAGAATTTATGAACTACCAAATAGTTCATGAAATGGAAGAATACGATCAGGAGTTGGATCAGTTATTATTCTATTTGCCTTTGGCTGGTTCTGCTTTTAAGAAAGTTTATTACGATGAAGCACTAGGCAGAGCCGTTTCTAAATTTGTTGCACCAGAAGATTTAATCGTACCTTATTACACAACCGATCTGGAAACCTGTTCACGCATTACCAACGTGATCAAAATGTCAGAAAACGAAGTTAAAAAACTTCAAGCGCTTGGTTTTTACAGAAATATAGAAATACAAACAGGCGACGATAACAATCAGTATGGTGAAGTCGACCAAGAGATAGAAAAGCTATCAGGTATGCAAGGGCATGATGACGATGTAGCTGTCTTGTATGAAGTCCATTGTAATTTAGATATCCCAGGCTTTGAAGATATAAGTGCTGACGGTATTGCTACAGGAGTTAAGTTACCTTACATCGTTACTATAGATTCCAATAGCGACAAAATATTATCAATCAGAAGAAACTATCGCGAACAAGATCCACTCAGAAAAAAAATAGAATACTTTGTACATTTTAAATTTTTACCAGGCTTAGGATTTTATGGCTTCGGTCTTACACATATGATTGGCGGTCTATCAAAAGCATCCACATCCATTATGAGGCAATTGATTGACGCAGGTACCCTCGCAAACCTGCCTGCAGGGTTTAAGACGAGAGGTATTAGAATAAGGGATGAAGATACCCCTATTCAGCCTGGAGAATTCAGAGATGTGGATGCCCCTGGTGGTTCTTTAAGAGAATCCATACAACCATTACCCTTCAAAGAGCCAAGCGGTACTTTGTTAAATCTTTTAGGCATATTGGTTGATTCGGGTAAAACTTTTGCATCTATAGCTGAAATAAATACAGGACAAGGTAATCCGCAAGCACCAGTTGGAACAACTATGGCTCTGCTTGAAAGATCAACCAAAGTTTTATCAGCAATCCATAAAAGATTGCATAATGCACAAAGAAAAGAATTCAAAATTTTAGCAACTGTATTCCAAGAATATTTACCAGCTGAATATCCATATATGACAGCTAGCGGTAATGTGCAGATCAAAGCACAAGACTTTGATAATCGTGTTGATATTATCCCAGTATCAAACCCAGATATATTTAGTACGGCTCAAAGAATTGCTATGGCGCAAGAAATGATGCAGTTAGTGCAATCCAATCCAAACATTCATGGCCCAGATGGTGTTTATGAATCCTATCGTAGAATGTACGCTGCTATAGGTGTCGATAATATCGATCAGTTATTAACACCACCA